ATACTTCCAATAGTTGTTCCGTTAGATTGAAAATATATATATCCAGCTCCACTTGCAGAAGCAGTATCATTTAAGCCAAATCCATTGTACGAAGAACCATTAAATGCAACCCCAGAAAAACTAAATGCAACGGTTGAAGTTGAACCTAAACTTAATACACCAGCATTAGATAAAGTCATTGCTTGGGTAAAGGATATGGCGTTACCTGCTGTGCCTGATGGGGCTATATACCAAGAGTGAGCGCCTAAATATTGTTGATAGCGTTGCGCGGCTTCTCCTGTTCCGATGTAACGATAAGTACCGCCAGAATCTACATATGCGTTGCCTGAAACATGAACAACACTTACTGAATTTGTTTGTCCTTGAACGGAAGCGCCGTTGCCTATTTGAATTGCTTTAAATGTACTAATCCAAGCACTAGGAGTAACTCCTAATCCTAAGTTACCACTAGAGTCAATCCTTGCCGCTTCTGTAGAGCCGTTGATTGCAAAAGAAATTGCATAATCAGATTGCAAGCCTAAACCAACACCTTGTCTGTGATAGATAATAGGGTGTGCAGATGTTGGAGCAGAAGCCATAGCAGAATTAAAGGCAATATACCCTGTACCGCCAGAACCAAGTCCGTCAATTCCAGCAACAATTCCACCCAAAACCTGTAATTTTGCCCCTGATATTCCAGATGTCGCATCTGGAGTTGTAGAGTTAATTAATAAACGACCACTAGAGTCTATACGGGCGGCTTCTGTAACAGTTCCAGAATTAAGTGTGCTAAAAATTAAATTACCACCATTAGCTCCATATTTTGAGCCTGAAATTTGCGCTTTAGTTTGGTTACCAGTATCTGCACTAAAGTTAATAAAAGATGCTCCCGCACTTGCATCACCTTGTATGGTTAAAGTAGTGTTTGTGCTATCTTTAATATGTAATTTTGTAGCAGGCGAACTTGTCCCAATACCCAACCCTGTGCTGGTTAGGCGCATTTGTTCAGTATTATTGGTATTAAAAGTAATTATGTTTGGTGAAGATGCAGATTGTCCATAAATTCTAATGTTGTTATATTGACTGCCATCACCAGACAAACTTAACCAACCACCAGCATTTCCGTTTAAATAAACACCATTTGACGATGAATAATTTGAAATTGTTCCGTCATTAGCATACAAACCTGTGTAATATGCAAAATTTACACCTTGGGCAATTACTTTAGTACCATCAAATTGAAAAGCAGACCCAGTAGCCAAAGCACTTGTACTAGACGCATACACCACACCATTTGCTGTATAGGGTGCTGTTAGATTAGCAGAGGTGTTTTGGACAGTGCCATCGGGAAAGGTTACTGCTGGGTTTGTTCCGCCAAGTGTTAAGCTCATGATGTGATTCCTACTTTAGCGTTGAGGGCTGTGATCTGTGCGGCTTGGGCGCTTACTAGGGTGTTGAGTTCTTGGATGGCGGCAGTCAAAGTAGCCACTAGGAATGATGTATCAATTCCTTGATAAATTGGTTTTCCATCAGCGTCAACTGCGTCTTTTTCACCTGTTACTGCATGAGGACAGACTTCAGCCAATTCGTGAGCAATGAAACCTTCAGCAGAAGAACCATCTGCTTTCCATGTATAAGTTACTGGCTTGAGTGATGCAACCCTTGACAATGCTCCTGTCATTGGAACAATATTGTCTTTTAGACGGTAATCGGATGCGCTATTATATGCAGTGGCTGTTGACGATACAGTTATAGAACCTTTTGAAACACCTGAAGCATTATTAAATCCAAGAGCAGTATAGTTGTCAGAGCCGGGTTGTGTGATTATTCCACCAGTAGCATTTCTAACTTTTACGCTCATTATGTAAGCGCCGTCTATAGCACTTGTAGTTCCCAATAACAAGTTACCACTAGAGTCTATACGCATCCGTTCATTGCTGGCTGTGATAAATTGAATTATATTTGGAGTTGAATAAGAAGTTCCATTTAATTGGATATATGTTGCTTGGCTTCCGCTTGCTTGAAGAGCAAGCCATCCTGAGTTAGTACCATTAAGATACACTCCATTTCCAGAAGAATAATAAGATAATGTTCCATCAGTTGAATATAAACTTGATGTTGCCGCTGATAGTGTTAGACCAGTTGAAACTCTTGCTTGACCGTTTACATCCAATTTATAACTAGGACTTGTTGTGCCAATCCCCACGTTACCACTAGAGTCTATACGCATCTGTTCTGTGTTGTTTGTTGCAAAAAGCATTGGGTATGCACCTTGACCCCAAATAACTCTTGCGTACGCTGTTCCAAATTGACCACCAGTAGAATTATCCATACCAACAAAAAAGTTGGTTGAATTATTTGTGTACCTTGTCCAAGCATATCCTGTGCTTGTGTCTGTAACTCTTATTGCTGTATTAGATGAAGATACTTCTAATTGACTACCAGGACTACTAGTACCAATCCCTACATTACCACCCGTAACTGTTACAGCAATAGTACCGTTGTTCGCCAGTTGAAGAACCCCAGACGTGTCTGAGTTAATCTGTAAAGAACTTGATGTTGAAGCATTAAATATGACTGCCATGTTATGCTCCTACTTTCGCTTTGAGTGCATTGAGTTCTGCGCTGAGTTCTTGAATTGCCGCCACAAGAAGTGGGATTACATCGGTATATGCCAACAATAATTTTTCAGATTCTTGACCTGCATCTTCAATACCAACCGCTTCTGGCAATACCGCTTTAACATCCTGTGCAATTAAGAAACTTCTGCGTGTTCCCTCAACATCAGTTTTATATTTGCCAATAACTGCTCTTAGGCTTACTACTTTAGTCAACCCGTGTTCTATTGGTTCAATAATATCTTTTTGTCTTTCGTCAGAAATGGAAGACCAAGAAGTTGCACCACTTGATAACTGAACGCCATTTGTTTGAGCGGATACATAGACATTATTTCTGGCATTTCCTGAGCCATCCCATGCTGCATATATTCTTAAATCAGTTTGACCAATTTGAAATCCAACTTGTTGGTTTGCCAAATTACTTCCGCTTGCAAACATTCCAATGTATCCAGTACCACTGTTGCCAGTATTTGAAAACGATTGTATTTTTGCGGTGGAAGAAACACTCGATGTACCCCCCACTAACAAGTTACCACTAGTGTCAAAACGACCAGCTTCAGACAATGTTAAAACATTTGAACCATTATTGTTTGCTACCGAAAACTGTATACCACCTGCTAAAGAATAACTTGAACTTGCTGAAATACCAGAAATACGAGCAATTTCATAAGTTTGACCTGTATTAGAAACAGATTTTCCAAAAAACTTTATTTGTCCTGGAGTAGCTGAACCCGCTAAACCGCCATAAAGACTAAATACACCAACAGAACTATCACTAGAAATTTGACCTTGACCAATCCTTGCATTTCCATAAACATCCAAATAATCTTGCGGACTACTTGTACCTATACCTAGATAGCCTGCGCTTGTGAGGCGCATTTTTTCGGAAGATGCCCCTGCCGTTCCTAAATTAAATTTAATAGAACCGCCATCAGCAACTAAATTCAAATTGTTGCCGTAGGTGTATAAACCAGCTTCTGCGCCGCCAATGCCAGCATAACTATATGTTGCGCCAGAACGGATTAAAGTTACCGACCGACCAGATGTGCTGTCAGTAAGCGTTAAATCAATCTCACCACCAGCAGCACCTGCTGCACCAGTAGATGTAAAGTTTCCAGAATTAAATTGCAACGCAGACCCAGTAGCCAAAGCACTTGTACTTGTAGCGTATGCTACTCCGTTTGTGGTATAACCTGATCCAGATGTCTGTAGCGTTCCTCCAGTGGAAGGCAAAGTTAAACTTACCGTGACTGCATCGGTAGGAGTTACTGTTGTTGAGCCTGATGTTGCTCCGTTGAGGACTAAAGGCATTTGTTTTCCTTAAAGGATTACCCACCTAGCACCAGAACCAAGGGTGACTGTCTGACCTGATGCAATGGTTACTGGGCCGACTGACATTGCGCTTGTTCCTGCTGCGATGGTGTAAGAAGCCGAAATTGTTTGAGAGTTAACATACAGTCCGTTTGATGCATTATGGATTGGGGCATTAAGCGAAGTGCCATCCCAAGTAAAAGACGATGATGCGCCAAACGAACCTGAATTGTTAAACTGAACTTGTGTTGATGAGCCAGCAGGAGGACTTCCTGCGGTAGCCCATGTGCCGTCACCCCTCAAAAAGTTTGAGCTTGATGGTGTTCCTGTGACTGCACCAGGTAAAGCTGTGACACTGGAGATCAACGTACCACTTGTTGGTATCGTAACTGAACTGTTTGCTGTGGCTGTGAAAGTTTGCGTGAATGCGCCAGCGTGCGTTACATTACCAGCAATCGTGATCGTGTTGGTTCCGTTGTTAACACCAGTACCGCCATAAGCACCTGTAATAACATTTCCATTCCAAGTGCCAGATGTGAAAGAACCTGAATAAGAAAATGTATTGGTTGACCAACTTACATTAGATGGTGCTTGATTATGAGTATCCCAAGAACCTGCTGCAATAGAATTAGACAGCAACAAAACTTCAAGAAACGCACCAGACTGAATAGTCGCAACAGTAGTTCCTGAATTGTTTTTAACAACAATTGTTCCAGAACTCTGATTATTGTTGAATGTATAAACTGCCCCATTAGGTAAAGTTGTCGCATCGGGTAACTGGTAAGTTTGACCACCAGAACCTGTAACAACCCAGTTGTAAACCGAACTTACAGTTAAAACTGTGGTCGTACCCGCTGCAGCAACATTGCTAAAGCCAGTAAAAAATGTATTGGCTGAAACATTGACATTCGCATCTCTAAGTACAACTGATGTTGCACCCGAAGTTCCATACGAAGTTCCCCATGCTGTTCCTGTGGAAACTGGAATACCAGCTCCAGGATAGACAGCACTAGCTCCAGGAACCCATGCTGTACCGTTCCAAACGATGGCTTGACCAGTCGTAGGTGTACCCGTCACCTGAACTTTGTCAGTATTCAGGTTTGTAAAGTTGGCATCTACCTCATTGTTTGTAAGAGGTGAGCCTTTACCAGATCGGGTAACAATTGTACTCATAGGTTACGATAATGTAATAGTCCAAGTGATCTGCATTGTATCGCCAACATCTTTGTTGACGGCAGCAAAAATGGTGTGGCAAAGCATTGTGCCTGCACTTGCGGCATTGAAAATACCTGCCTCAGTGATTGCAGTCAAAGTTGCGGGAGTACCTGCTGGGAAAGAAGCAACATACACAACGGTGTTTGAACTGGGTGTTGTCGATGTCAAAGCCACGATTGCAGACTGAGATTGCAATGCAGTATCGCCAACAGCAGCCGCTGTAGTACCAGTACCAATCGCCATGTAGCTCATCACAGCAGAAGTTGTACCTGCCATACGAGAAGCAATGAATACTTTTCCAGTTGTGACCACCAAATTATCAACTGTCTGGTCTTGTTTGACAGAACCATCAGCACCAACAACTTGAATATTTAACTGACCCGTTGCCTTAATAAAATCTTCAATCATGATAAATCCTTAAAAAGTTTTTGAATACCCAACATAGTCTTCCAAGAAGTATGTGATATCACAATACCCTTGGCTCAACACTTTACCAGAATCTGAGCTTGTTGTCGTGTCAGATAGGCTTTTCCCAACAGTGAGGGCTTTGGCATCGCTTGACGATTGGGAATCAGATAAAGGTTTAGAAAAAACAATTGTTTTTAAATCCGTTGCACTTTCAGAATCATTAAGGCTTTTACCGATAAGCCGATAAAGCACATCAGTTGCGCTTTCAGAATCAGATAAAGTTTTTCCAAAAGTAATTACTTTTGTATCTGTTGGGGTTTCAGAATCAGAAAATGATCGTTTGTACCCAATAATACGGCTGAACGTATCTGTCGAAAGTTGGATATCAGTTAGTGTTTTCCCGAACTGCATGTGTTCGGAATCGCCTGTCGTTGTGCTGTTTAAATCATCAAACGGATACACAACATGCGAAAGAACTTTTGAAACGTTTTTTGTGGCTACGTCTGTCTGCGTTTCTGAGTCAGATAAAGCTTTGCCAAAAGTAGTCTTTTTGGCATCTAAAACTGTTTCAGAATCATTTAAAGTTTTGCCAACTGCTTTAGTCAGTTGATCGATTTGCGGAGTCGAGTCGTTTAGTTTTTTAGTAAACTGTTTAGCTAAATTGTCCGTTGTAGTTTGGAGGTCAGTTAAACTTTTACCAAATATACGTACTAAAGTATCAGTATTTAAAACTGAATCCGCTAAAATAACAAAATCAATGAAATGACCTGTAATGGCACTTGCTGCTAACAATACATAGCTTGGAATGACTGTTAAAGTTACAAACGATAGCTGTGCTTTAAGCGTTACAAACGCAGTTTGTGTTTTAGAAACTACCGTTGAATAGCTTATAGCCATTAAAACTCCGCTGTAAGTCTAAACCTTAAACTATTGTAAACAGACTGAATACCTGTTCCTGATGGAAAAGTAATTTGGATTTGGCCTTCGTAATCTCCAGGAGGGCCTGCCATTGACAATGCGCTCATAGGAAAAACAACAGTGCCAGCCGTACCATTTAAAACTGTGCCTGAAATAGTATCTGTTAATACTGTAGCTCCGACAGCACGAAATTTTAAAAGGCAAGTTGCCCCAGTAATATTAACAATATTACCTGTGTTGTCGTCTGTGATCGTAGCTTGGACTTGAGGTCTAAGACTATCACCTTGAACCAATTTAATGACTGAACTCATACCCACCTCTGATATTCAACATTGACAGCAGCACGTGAATTACTACGGTTTACTCGCTCTCTAACTTCGTTTGTGGCATCATAAAAACGTTTACGATAGTCGAGAGCCGCATTAGGATCATAATAAGGCTGTCCAGGAGTTCCATATAGCCTCGCACGAGCACCGAAACATATCTGCTCTAGGAAATGCTCATAGATTGCATAATCAACTGTTGTAGAGGCTCTGGTAGGCGTTTTGGCTACCAAAAACTGCATTGGACTTTGAGGCATTGAGAATTGTGGCTTAGGCACAATTGTCACTTCATGATTTGTTCGGCGGAAAAAATAGTAAGGTTGCCCCAACATATTTTGCCAATCATTGGCTCTGTAAATTTTTGTCAATTGCTCTACTGATTTAGGAATCAAAAGAACATCACCGTACCATGCCTCAATCACATCGGCAATTGTGTATGTGCCATCCAGATAAGAACCTAAATCATATGTACCAATATTGTAAATTGGACTAACTGATGGCAGGTTTTCTTGAAGGTATCTGGTTTTTAGACAAAACTCAATCGTTGCATTGCGAATAGCTTGCGTAACCACGAGTTCAGGCACATCAGGCAAATAAGGCATGATCTCAGGCATGAACTCATCATAAGAAACTTCGGTACTCATGTATCACTTCCCCTTACAGCTGGGTTACGACCACTAAGAGCATTATCAGGCGCAACTTCTTTTTCTGACTTATCTTTGACAGCAATAGCAGCTGTAAATGTAGTCAAATAAGCTTGAGCAAGCGCCAAACCTGGTGCATATTCAGCGTCTTTGCTACATGCTCTATACATAATGTAATCAAGCAATGCAGAAGCAAAAACATCAAAAATTGGTATGACTTGAGTTAATGTCAAATCAGTTGGTTGTTGAGAATAATTTAATTCAATTTGTTGCCCACCAATATTAGGTGGATAAACGTAAAAAGCAGCTTGATCCTCAATATCATAAATAAAATTTTTGACTTCTAAAGTAGATGTATCAGTATGCCAATAAGGATTAAAAGCATCTAGGATTTCACGGGAAACAACACGAATGGCTCGTCCTGGAGTTGTACCGTTTGTTCCCATATTTCTATGAACACGAAGAAGCATCCATCCATCGGTAGGAATCAGCTGTCTTGTTCCAGCAACTAAAGTTACAACACTGAGCTTTGAAGTAGCATTAGGTTGTATCGTCACAATTTGACGAAGACCAGCATTCAACCATTGGAGCAATTCCGCCTGTGTCCAACGGACATTGGCAATATCAGTAAGCTGAGTTGCAGCTTGACCAACAATAGTTCCAGCGGTAATTGTTCCCAT